TTACCATCTGCTTTCTTACTGAAAGCTATCGCTCTGTCCTGAACATGACCCATGATACAACTCATGTGCTTCTTCTGTAACAACAATGACGGACTACTTACTGGTCTACCCATGATACCTGACGTAAAGTAATGAGAGTAAGCTACGTCATTGACAACCACAACATCTAAGAAGTCATGTACTTCCCAGTTGTACTTCTTAAGGTTGAAGTCTCTGTATCCTATCAAACCATCTAGTTTCCTGTCTGATTCAATAGCTCTCTCGATCCTCTGCTCATGGTTACCAATAAGAAATATCTTCTTTGGTTTCCATATCTTCTTCTTGTCCCTCCTCTGTCTGTTCTGTTCCTCAATGATAGGTTTCATGAACGCATCCATCCCGGCGTTACCTGCCTTAATGTCATCGCTGTATGTCCTACCTTCAAAGGACTTCTTTCCTACGTCATAGACACTGAGACTTGGCATGTCCCAGTGATCCCCTAAGTGTATTATAACTTCAGGCTTGGTCTTTGCTGCATACTTACCTGCCCACTCTAAATGCTCGAAAGAGTTGTTAGGTTTACATTGTGTGTCAGGAATGATTAAGTGTCTCATTTTATCCTTTCAAGTAAACTAAAGTAATACTCCGCATCAATGACAGCTAGTGGTTTAGAATAATTCTGTTTGATTACAAGCACTGGTTCTCTATCATCAGGCGTGTTGTCTGCTGCCTGAGAATAGAAAGCATAGACACCAATAGAATTACGTGACTTACATTCTATTGAGATACCTAACTTATCACCAGCTTCTTGACTAAACAGTATGTCCTCACCACCAGCACCCATGCTAGTGCTTCTTACATCGGACCGGGAAAAGCTAAATTTCTCGATGATAATGTCCCTAACCCATTGCTGGAGTTTTCTTCCTTTGGCTTTTGCACTTTGCGTCTTGATGATTTGTTCCCTCCTAATATCTGTTTCAGTTTGAATCTCTTGATCTTCTTGATCCAACCCTTTGGTATATGTATCCGTGAGTTAGATTCAGGACCAGCCCAACACACTGCGATTGTGATAGCCTTCTTATCTTCTGCTACCACGAACCCTATGGTTGAGACATGGTGAATGTCAGTCTTCTCTGTGAGTTCCCAGCCTGCATCAGCGCAAGCGTCATCCCACTCTATGTAAGCTATGTCTGGGGTGGAGTCCACAATTGATTTGGTTTTCTTCTGATCCATAAAAGCTGTCCTCTCTCTTTGATTGTATCAACATCACCATCGTATGCTTTGAGTACCGCATCGTATAGTGACTCCTCTGTGTCACATTTCTGTAACAGTTTCTCAGCTTTCTTTATGCCAACTCCTTTGATCCCCGGGATATTATCTACTCTATCCCCTGTTAAAATCTGAATGTAAAAGTTCTTGATCGCCTCTTGCTCAGTGACGTAGTAAAGATCTTCCTTAACAAAATTGTAGTGCCAACCTCGTAGCATGTTGAGGTCTTTATCAATAGACATAACACAACAGGTATCTTCAGCATGGTTGTATACCTCGATACCTATTGCGTCATCTGCCTCTTGTCCTTCAATCAAACTAAACTTCCACTTGCTCATGAGATAATCCCTGAGAGCATCGTAGTGTATGGGCTTACGTGCTTTCTCCCTGTTCCCCTTATACGTTTGCTCAGTAGCTATCTCTGTTCTGTAATTAGAGTTCCCTGTGATGAAGCCCTTGTAATCTACTACACCTTCAAGGGCTATGAGGTTATCAATGAAGTGACCCATGCGAGCTATCGCAAACTTCTCCTCCTCAAGATCATCAACAGAGAACCCTATCCTATAGACAAGGATGTCTCCGTCAATGAGAGCTGTTACTTTCTGCATTGACGGATTCATTTAGAGAGCTTCTTCCAGTGCTTCTTCTTCTGGAGTACCAGTGTACTCGATCAGATGACTCAGCACCAACTTGTTGATACCAACAGACACGCCAGCCTTACCTCTGAACTGATACTCGTAAGGTTTAACGGTGGCTGTACCTTTAGAACCATTAGCTACCTTGACATTGACGGGACTACCATCCTCCATCTCAGTCTTGATAGGATAGTCTTTAGACTTCGCTACAACATAGTTACCTTTCTCGTCAGCATGCTTGACGTTGACTCCCATTTCTTTCAGTTTGTCCGTAGCCTCATCAGATAAGTTGCACAGGTCAACTTGGTATTTGCCTGATAGAGAGTTAGGTTCTGATAGAGATGCCCACATGATGTCGGCTTTAACTCTGAATGGTTTAAGATCTAACATAGTACTTCTCCTTAGTGTGTGCTTGCCCAATTAGCTCCAATTTTGAACTCACCATCGAGTGGGCAGCGTAGCTCAAGGGTGTGTCCTGCTTCCTGAATTGCCTGTATTCCATACTGTCCTACAGATTCAGCAAGTTCTTTCGTAGTCTCAATCTGCCACTCATCGTGTACGTTAGCGACAAACTGAGCATCCATTATACCACATTTTAACTTATCATGCAAGTGTATTAATGCTTGTTTCATAACAATCGCACCTGCTCCCTGCAACAAAGTGTTAAGCGCGGCGTGGTGGTGTCTGATATACAAACGTCTACCATCAAGCCCCGGCAACCACCCCTTCTGAGCAAGCCGACCTACCTTTAGTTTAAGTTTTAGTAGGGCTGGTGTGTTGTGAAGAAACTCCTCAATCATTCTTGCACCTCGTGTCTCTCCTGCTCCTACGATACTACCTATCTTAGCCGGACCAGCACCATAAAGGAAAGCATATATGAATGTCTTTGCCTGATCCCTATTAGATAAACCAGCCGCATGCATATTCTTTGTATGCACATCACCTTCACATATCTCCTTGATGTAATCCTCGTCCTTCATGTAGTGTGCCAGCATACGTAGCTCAAGACCAGAGGCATCGATACCAACCAACACCTTACCATCGTCTGCTATCCAGCAAGACCTACACTCCTCACCATACGCACTACCAACACGAGGTACTTGTGCCATGTTAGGTGAACTGTGTGTCATTCGTCCCGTGACTGCACCGTTGGTGATGACCGAACCATGTACCCTGTCCTCGTTATCAGCATGCTCAAGCCATGATTCAACTTGAGCCACCCGTTTCTGAAGCAGTAAGTATTTCTCGATGAGCCTAGCTTGAGGGATGTCAATAGTTGATAATACTTTCTCATCTACAATCACCGATCCTTTCTCTGTATGCTTCTTAGGTTTCCATCCAAGAGACATAAGTCTCTCAGCTATTTGCTTACGAGAGCCGGGGTTGAATACCTCAACTAAATCCTTGAGTCTCTTGCCTGTCTTCTCGCTGTAACGTACTGTTACTATAGGTCTAAATACTTGTTGGAGTTCTTGCTCGATCTCATTAAGTCCATCCTTCCATTCAGCCAAGAGGGACATGACCTTTCTAATGTCCAGCTTGAAACCAACCTCTTGCTGACTCTGAATAATCTCGGCAACCCTGTGTTCGAGATCAACGCTCCGATCCCATGCCAGTAGACCGTCACTAAGACTTTTGTATAGTGAAGCAGTGACTTCAACATCCTGTTTGCAGTATCCAACCATCTCATCTGTTAATCCTCCATCAAAGTTATTGAACTCTTCCTTTTGTTTTCCTAGTCTTAGACCCCATGACTTTAACGAATGCCCGCCTTCTCTCACTGGGTTTAACAACCTTGAGATGACTAGTGTATCTCGTAGTTGGTGCTTCGTTGTATTCAAATTCCATAGCCTCCTTAACACTGGCGCATCGAATCCGATTATGTTGTGACCAATCAACGTACTTGGTTCTTCCAGATAGCTTTGTAATTTTTCTGCTTGAGTCCATACATTCACCTCGTTAGTGTCTAAGTCTTTAGTAACAGCGCACCAGATCCTACTCGATACGCTGTTGGTCTCGATGTCAATTACTATTTGCCTCATAGTTAAACATACTCTTCATGTTCGGAGTGAGTACCAACTTTGTTGATGCTCATGTTGTAACAATCACTTCTAACTGTAAAGTTATTATCTTTATCTATGTCTCCCTTCTTCATAAACGAGGAAGAGTTAAGATAAGTTTCCTTTGGTATTAACCCTATGAACCATGCTTTAGAATAATCATTCATAACACGCATGAAAGCATAATAGTCACACTTTTGTTTTGTATTTAAAGCAGCTACGCTACAATCATAATAGTCTTTAGGTTTATGATTAGTTCGTTTTGTTTTTACATCTACTGTTTTACCATCACTTAAAATTATATCATAATTATAAGTGTTACTTTGAGTAGCGTTTAACAACTTCCTTGCTAATACTTCTCCAAAGAATCCTGCTATATTTCCTTTACCATCAGTAATACTATTGTTTAGTTT